CATTGTAAGCTCTAGTCTGGAAGATTATGAACCGAAAGACCAGTTTACCCGATCAACCAGTAAGGCGGCGTACTGGATAGGAAGGGGATTAAATTTCAGCCCGCAGAAGATCGACTACCTTGGCAATCAGGTTCTCGGTTATTGGTGGAAGATCCAGAAGGCTTTATTCCCGGTCGGAGATGAGTACGTTGATAGATCTCTTGGAGTGAAGAACACTTACTTCAAAGACAACGCGTACTCTCAGGATCTTGTGAATTGGATATACGACCAGGCTTCAAAATCTGCGCGGAAGTATAAGAGCAGTCAGGATCCTAAAGATGGAATCAGGGCAAAGAACGACGACAACATGAAGAAGTTCTACGGTAACTTCTATAGAATTTCGAAGGATGAACCGGATACGCCTGGTTTTGTTAGACCGCGCCAGCTGGTCCTTGACATGATCAACGATTATAGGAGCTTCACCGACAATGAAATCCTGACACCTGTACAGGAAGCGGTTTATGGTGTGGTTGAAAGAACTAATAACATGGACCTGCTGCCTGCGGTTATGAAAACAGAGATAAAGAATGGTGACGCTTCTGTAGAACTGGCCCCGATTACCTACGTTCAGTATCAGACTAATTACAATGAACTGTACTGGAAATATATTGAAGATAATCTGGACGTGAAAGCAAGTGATAAGCAGCAGGCATCTGTGATCAGCGCTGCAAAGAATATTGCACGAGAGAAGGCAGCAAAGCGCGCAGCGTTATATATGGGTGTTGTTCACTATGATGCAGAGGATTCCAAAGCTGAACAGTGGGTAGATGATGGCGGAGATCTGTCAGTATGGACTGACTTTGAAGCTGCGAAAAAAGAAGGCAAGCAGGACGGCGCTGCAGAATGGCTCAATAACAGCAGCCTTAGTGATGAAGAGAAATGGGCGCTTTGGGAACTTGCAGGCTGGTCGAAAACAAACTTCGATAAAAAGGTAAATTAAACAGCCTTGCACCATATTAAGAAAAGGACCGGTTACGATATGTGACCGGTCCTTTATTCATATATAGAAACAAATCGAATGAGGGCGCAAATGTATTTTTTAATCCAATAAACTCAGATTGTAATTAAAAACAGACACGCCGGAAAGACGGCAGAGGAGAAAATCCGCATGAGAAAAAGGATTTATGTTTTAAGGCTCCAGCGTTTTGCCGAAGGTGGAACGGATGGCGCCGCAACGGGCGTAATGTCCCAGGACGCCGCTGGGAGTACGGGCGAAGCAACAGAGCAGGCCGCCGCTGCAACGCAGGAGACAAGGGCCTCTTTTGATGATCTGATTAAAGGCGAGTACAAAGAGGACTACGACAAAGCGGTTCAGAAAATCGTTCGTCAGCGTTTCTCAAAGGCAAAGGCCAATGAGGAAAAGCTGGGAAAGATCGCTCCGATTCTTCAGACCCTTGCATCGAAGTATGGTGTTGACGCCGACGATATTGATGGTATTGCTCGATACGTCGGTGAAGACGACGCACTTATCGAAGATGTGGCGTATGAAAACAACATGACGCCTGAGCAGTACAGAAAAATGGCAGCCCTGAATGCTCAGATCAACGTACTTCGGGCCGAGAAGGAAGAAAACGAAAGGCGCAAGGCTGCAAATGAATGGGTGCGTAAGAATGAACCGGTAGTCGAACAGCTCAAAGCAGAGTTTCCGGACTTTGATCTTCCGACGATGATGCAGAATGAGCAGTTTGTCCGAATGGTGAACCCGCAGAATCCATATGCTATTGGAATCCGGGAAGCATATCTCGCTCTTAATATGGACAGGATCCTTCCGGGCGCTATGAACTATGCGGCCCAGCAGGGCGCGAGAAAAGCGCAGGCTACGATTGCGCAGAGAGGATCACGCCCGGTTGAGGGTGGAATGTCCGGTCAGGCATCCGCAAAGGCAGGCACCGACGTCTCGAAGCTCAGTAACTCAGAGATCGCAGATTATGTGCGCCGCGCCAGCCGTGGAGAACACATTACCTTCTGACGATCTCGACTGAACCTTCAAAAGTTAAAGGGAGAACGAGATGAACAGAAACAGACTTTATGCTCTGAACCTTCAGAGATTCGGGGACGTAATGAACGCTACTACGTCCCACACCACTGGGAACGACCTGTCCCCGGAGATGAAAACTTTTTATGACAAAAACCTGATCAGACTGGCAGAACCCTATCTGGTCCATGACCGCTTCGGACAGGAGAAGCCGATCCCGCGCGGCAATGGTAAGACCATTGAGTTCCGCAGATTCAGCAAGCTGCCGAAAGCACTGACCCCGCTTACCGAGGGCGTCGCACCGGATGGCCAGGCACTGAACGTCACCGCGCTGACCGCAACGGTCCAGCAGTATGGCGGCTTCGTGAAGGTCACCGATATGCTGCAGCTTACGGCCATTGATCCGATTATCACGGAAGCAACCGAGCTGATCGGCCAGCAGGCGGGCAAAACTCTCGATACCATCACGAGAGAAGTGCTCGTGGGCGGGACCAATGTTTTTTATGCAAACGGCAAGACTGCAAGAACCGGTCTTGGCGCTGCAGACGTCCTGACCGTTAAGGACATCCAGAAGGCAGTTGCTGCGCTGAAGGCGCAGGACGCTCCGCTTCTTGACGGCGGCTACTATGCTGCGATCATCCACCCGAATGTTGCTTACGATCTGATGAGAGACACTGAGTGGATCGACTGGCAGAAGCATACGTCCCCGGAGCACATGTACAACGGAGAAATCGGCCGCATCGCAAACGTCGTGTTCTTCGAAAGCACTGAAGCAAAGGTGTTTGAGGGCGGCGGCGCTTCCAGCGCAGATGTTTATGCGACGCTGATTATCGGCAAGAACGCTTACGGCAAGACTGCGATTACCGGCGGCGGCCTGCAGACTATCATCAAGTCCAATGAACAGGCGGGCGGACCGCTGAATCAGTATGCTACTGTTGGCTGGAAGGCCACTAAGACCGCAGAGCGTCTGATCGAGGAGTACATGGTCCGTATCGAATCCGGCTGCTCCCTGGCCTGATCGTAACAATTCGGGGGTCGGAAACGGCCCCCTATGAGGAGAATAGCTATGGCTAAAATGATTAAAAAAGGGCCTTTCCGGAAAAACCACGATCGTCAATCTTTTTTACGACGGGGACAAATATAAGGATCCGCTTTTTGTTGGAATCAATGGCATGACCTGGCTTGTCAAGCGCGGCGAACCTGTCGAGGTCCCGATCGAAGTGGCGGAGGTTATCAACCAGTCTCTTAAGCAGGACGGCAAGACTGCCCAGCTGATCCGGGAACTGGCCGGGAAGGACAAAGAAATTGCCGGAGAGTTTTGAGGTGATCCTCATGGAAAAACTTTTTACATTGATCGACCAGGCGCTGCAGAGTGACATCATCCAGATGGTGATCCTTGGAGTGTGCATGGACACGGTGTTCGGTCTTTTCCGGGCGGCTAAACAGCGCAAGTTAAATTCCAGCTTCGGAATTGATGGTGCTGTCCGTAAGATCTCTATGCTGATGTCCATCTGCTTTTTGCTGATCCTCGATGCTATTGCCAATGTCAATCTTATCGGTTTCCTTCCGGAAGAGCTTCGGCAATATCTTGGGTCCAGGATTGGCGTCGCGGAGTTTTTTGCGATCATCTACATCGGCTTTGAAGCTGTTTCGATCCTGAAAAACATGGCTCTTTGTGGGCTTCCGGTCCGTGGCATCTGGCAGAAGGTCCGGGCCTTCCTCGGCAAATACACGGACGAGCTTCCGAGTGAGGAATAATGTGGATTCAGTTTAACAACAATCCAGCAGGACGGAACGTTGGTGATTGTTCCGTTCGTGCAATTTCTAAGGCACTCTCCGTCGATTGGGAGACGGCGTATGCACAATTAGTCGGTTCCGGCTTCCTCATGTGTGATATGCCGTCTTCCGATGCGGTATGGGGAGCAGTTCTGAGAAAACACGGTTTCATCCGTGAGTCGCTCCCGGACACCTGCCCGGACTGCTATACAGCTGAAGATTTCTGCATGGATCATCCACATGGAATTTTTGTACTCGGCTTTGGTGGTCATGTGGCAACCGTAGTCGATGGTGACATTTATGATTCGTGGGATTCTTCAAAACAGATCCCGCAGTTTGTCTGGAAGAAAAGGAGAGACTAATGGCATATCCGTGGAATCCATATAATTATTATCCGCAGGCAATGGCTACACCGGCCGCAGTTCCGGCACAGAATCAGTCAACCGGTCCCATATGGATCCAGGGTGAAGCAGCAGCGAAAAGCTATCTTGTAGCTCCGGGAACGACAGTTGCACTTTGGGACAGTGAGTCTCAGACGATCTATCTTAAATCTGCCGATGCATCCGGCATGCCTTCCATGCGGATCCTGGACTATACCATTCGTGATATGCCTACACAGCATAATCCCGTAACGGGGACCGAGTATGCT